CGTGTAAGGTGGATCGACAAAAACAAAGTCATTTTTCTTGGCTGAGTTAATAGATGCTTCGAAGTCTGAAACTTTTAGAACTACGGATGCAAGGATCTTGGAAAGTGACTCAAAATCGTCTGTTTCTAAAATTACAGAGCTTTTTGTGCCGATAGGTACGTTAAATCCTCCTTGCATGTTTACTCGATAAAGGCCGTTCCAGCACGTGCGGTTGAGGTACAGCAGCCGAGCTGCTCGCTCTGATAAATCATCAGGCACAGTTGCCCTTTGCAAATAGTAGTACTCTTTTGAATGGTGCTGTTGATGCTCGGTCAAATGCGTTAAAACCGAATACCAATCATCTTTAATTGCTTGGTACATTTCAATCAAGTCACGATTCAAGTCAGAAAGTAGAGCTTTTTTAGGGAGCAAGTGAAAAAAAACTGCCCCGCCACCCAAAAAGGGCTCTATATACCTATTAAATGTTTCGGGGAATATTTCAGGGGATTGTCTTACAAGCCATCGTTTACCGCCGGCCCATTTTAGTATCGGTTGCGCTTCCATCGAGGTTCTGCTCCAAATTCAGGCTCAGATTGTACAACCTGATTCAGCTTTATGCTTGTATCCTATACAAACAATATGGTGCTCGCTACGCGAGGAGCAAGCTGATCATATCCGTTGCATTTCCCGGGCAACTGCTCGTTTGGCTGTCTTCTCACTGGCATACAACCACCGCAACCGCCTTGGCTTAGTCTGATCCCCCGCCGTAATCGTCCTTTCCTTCCCTGTTTTCTGGTCACGGTAATACGCGATGATCCCCGTGTAATCGCCCTTGTTCTCTTCTGCCAGGTCTTCAACGTTGTCCTCAGGCAGCTTGCTTTCCAGCTCCAGGCTCACGGTGTATCCACCGTCTGCGCTCAGGCTGTGTTGCACGTTGCCGCCATACCAGATGATATCGTCGATTTCCTCCTTCACTCCCTGGAGGGTGTACGTCAGCTCGGGGATCAGGTCTGGCCGGCCCATTGCCAGGTTGTAGCTGAGCGTGGCGCTGCCTCGTTGCAGCCGCCGGAATTCCGCCCGTGCGGCACGCAGGGCCGACTGCTGGTCGCTGAACGTGTGTCGCAGATCCTTGAGGTTGTCGCCGCCGCCGGCAATAGCCTCCTGTTTTTTGGCACTGTTCACGTTGTAGTAATAGGCGCGCACGCCGTCGTAGCTGTCGCGGTCGGCTTGTAGGTAGCGGTGTTGGTCACCGTCTGCGCGGGTGAGGGTGATGTGCGGCAGGTCTAGGCCGCTGGCCGTCTTGCCGCCACCCGCCGGCAGGCACAGTAGGCAACCCGCTTTCACGCTGGCCACCGCGTCGAACTCCTCGCCCAGGCGGCTGATCAGGTTGGCGTCGGACTCGTTGGCCTGGTCGAGCTGCAGGATGGGCAACCCGTCGAGAGCGCCAGAGATGGTCGCGGTCAGACCGTTGCCGATGGCGATATCACCCAGGACGTCGCCGAGGGTGGTGTTGCTCCAGCTACGCTCCCGTTTGATTTTCAGGCCCTTGCGCAGGTCTGCCGATCGAGCACGGATGCTGAGTACGTCCGGCGCGCCGCTGTGTTCGGTTTCGTCGACGGTGTAGGTTCCCTTGTCCACCAGTCCGGTGTCGCTCCAACCCAGCCATAACCGCAACACCGCGCCCTTGGGTGGGATAGCCAGCATGCCGTCGTGGTCGCTGAGGGTGATGCTGAGCTGGTCCGCCTCGACGCCGCGGTTGTCGGTCAGCTCCAGGCCCATCAGGCGAGGGCTTATCAGTTTGGCGATGTCCAGGCCGTCGACGGTGAGCCTGAAGGCGGGCACGGGGTAGGCCCCGTCACGAACGTACCGCTCGGCGGTGCTTCGCAGGTAGCCGGTGACCTTGGAGATTACCGATTCGATCACAGCAGGCCTCGCAGTATGTTGACGCCAATGCTGGTACCGGCGCCGAGCAGATCGATGCGGTCATCGTCGGTGCGCTTGAGGCTCAAGGTAAATTCAATACGCCGAGGCTCGCCGTTGCTGAAAAAGATGGTCTTGGTCTCGCTCATACTTTCGATCACCCACAGGCCGTATATCCGGCCGCTGCCTTCGACCATGGGCCATGCCTTACCAGTGTTCGCCATCAGGCGCAGGGCGTCGAGGCTGAGGGCGCTGCCGGCCAACTCCGGAAGTATTATGCCGGGGAGGGTGATTGCGTCATCGCCACGGCCAACGAATTGCCGCGCGGGAGCTGCGCCGACCCGGTTGTTGCTGGTATGGCGCCAATCGGTTTGGCGTTGCAGCTCCTGGTAGGCGGCGGTGGAGAGGCTGAACACGAACATGCCGAGGGCCATCATCATGGTGTTTATTCCAGGTCAGAAAGTCTGCTGCGCTGACGCGCCTTCTTTTCGTTTTCGATGCGGGCCAGCATGGTGCGCAAGCTCTTTTCCAGGCTTTGCATATTGGTGCCAGGCCCTGCTGTTATGGTGAATTCGTACGTATCGTGGCTATCGTAAACGGCTGCTGTGGGCGCGCTGCTGATGGGCGGCGTGTTATCCACGGCAAACGCCGGCATGGCGGTCGCGCCCAAAGCCAGTGTTCCTACGGCGGTCAGCTGTTTGCGTATGCTCGTCAGTAAATCAAGCGGGCCTTTCTCTCCACCTTCCAGGCCCTGAGGGATACTCGGCATGGCGTTAACGCTGAAGGGAGGGGTTCCTGCGGTGGTCAGCTTTTTGCTCATGCTGGTCACTGCATCAAGCGGGCCTTTCTGCCCACCCTCCAGACCCTGAGAGAGGGGGGGAATGGTGAAAGCGCCAAGGCCGAAGGACCCGGCGTCGATCAGCTGTTTGCTCCTGCTGGTAACTGCATCAAGCGGGCCTTTCTGCGCACCCTCCAGACCCTGAGGGTGGCGGGGAATGGTGAAACCGCCAAGGTCGAAGGACCCGGCGGCGATAAGTTGTTTGCTCATGCTGGTCAGTGCGTCCAGCGGGCCTTTCTCTCCTCCTTCTAGACCCTGGGTGAGGCCAGCCATGGTGAACCCACCCAGCTCCGCAAACACCCGTGACGGGCTGTGGATGCCGAGCTTTTCCTTGAACCAACCGATACTGGCGTCGCCGATCGAGCCGATAGCGTCTTTGACGGCGCCGATTCCAGAGGTGAGGCCATTGATCAATCCGTTGATGATCATGCCCCCGAATTCAGTGAATTTCCCCGGCAGTTCCACGCCGAAGTAATTCATAACCCCGGAGAAGGCCTGGTAGAACAAGCCGAGCGGGCTGAAATTAGCAATCAGTTGAAGGATGCCAGATAGGCCTTCATCAAAGCTGGCCTTAATACTTGCCCACAGATTGGCGGCGCCCGTAGCGAGTGACACGATGCTCTGCACAAGTGTGGTGATCATGTTGCCGATGGCTGCCCCGAACCGCTGGCCCATCGATTGGGCGGCGCCGCCGACATCCTCGACCGGCTTCAGCAGGTTACTGAACCACCCAATCAACCCGCTGATGCCGTTGGATATCATGCTGAATAGAGGCTGTGCGATGCTGCCGAGCAGCCTTAACGCAGTGCCTACACCCGGTATTGCATAGGCGGATTTCGCCAAATTGCCCAGTAGTTCGCCGAACTTACTGAAACCGGTGAGCACTGGTTGCAGTGCAGCGGAAAGCCCCTGCCAAAAGCCGATGAAAAAACCCTTTATCGGTTTCCAGTATTTGTAAACAAGGAATCCGGCAGCGACTAGTCCTGCAATTGCTGCCATCAACCAACCTATGGGTGTAGCCAGGATCGCTGTGCCGACTGAGCTGATTGCACTGATCAGCGTGGTGGCGAATAACCGGGCTGCTTGCACCAACATTGGAAACGCGTTACGAGCCAAGCCCGTCAGCGTTGGGAGTAGTTTGCCGAGCATCTTGGTGACGACGCCACCCTGTAGACCGAACATCGTCATACCGTAGCGGAGCACGGCGAACGGTCCCAGCATGCTCGCCATGGTCAATGCTAGAGCACCGAACACGAATGCAAGTGCGGTAATCGCGCCCACCACCTTGACCAAGCCACCGGCCAATTTTGGGTTCTCTCTGGCCCATGTGCCTACGCTGTTTGCGACTTCGCCCAGGGTGTTTATCAGGCTCTTGAGTTCTGGCGCAACGGCTGCGCCGAACTCTGCCATGGCGTTGGTAAAGCTGCCCTCGGCAGCCTCCATGACGTTGGTTAGCGTGCTGAGTTGCTCGTTGACGCGGGTGCGAAGGTCGGCCTGGGTTTGCAGCTTCTGCTGGACTTCTTGATAGCCGGCCAACCCCTTGTTCATCATCGTGTTCAGGGTTGTCATAGTTTCCGCGTCATCACCAAAAAGCTTGCTGATGACGGCAGTGCGGTCGGTATCGTTCAGCACTTTCAGCTTTTCGACCTGTGCGTACAGATTTTCAAGTCCCGCAAAGTTGCCTTGGTCATCAGTGAACTTAAGCGACACGCCTTTGTTTGCACCGGCTGCGAGCTTATTCGCGCTGTCGACTTTGCTTTGATTTAGCCCCGCCTGGAAAATCTTCCGGAAGGCGTTACCTGCTGAACCACCCTCCATCCCTGCCTGGTCCATCATGATTAACAGCGGCGCCAGTTCCTTGGCTGCGTCGATCCCAGATTTTTTGATGGTATCCATGACCGGAGCGATCTTGCTGAACCCCTGGAGCATGTTGTCTGGATCAACGCCGGCATAAAACCCACGCTGAATGGTGTCCATCAGCCCCATCATGTCCTTTTCAGAGGTGCGGGTAGCGTCCTGCATCTTGGCAGCGAATTCTGCCGCAGCGGTGACTGGCATCTTCAGTTGAACGCCCAAGTACGCTGCCGCTTCGCCGGTACCGCCGAGTATGCTTTGCGCGCTCAGGCCCTGGCGCCTGAGCATTGTCATCATGTTCTGGAAGTCGGCCGTGGTGCCAGGCAAGCGGTCGCCCAGCTTGGTGGCCAGGTCGGTAATTTTCTGGAAGTCCTCCGAGACCTTCCCTGTGTCATCTATCATCGACACCTTGAGCTGCGTAGCGGAATCCTCGTTGGGTGCGAATGAGTTAACTACTGCAGCAAGGGGCCGGCTTGCTGCATAGCCTACGCCCAGGCCCGCAGCCCCACCCATGGCGAGTCGTCCGGCAGTTTGCTGACTACGGCGAAGACGTTCGCTCGCCTGCGCGCTAGCCCGCTGACGTCGTGTCAATTCTTGAAGCCGCCGCTGTTGCTCTGCAATCTCAGCATTCGCCCGAGCCATATCAGCACGTAACTGTGCGCTGTGCTCCCCAAGATTGCGCGTGCTGATCCCGGCGGCCTGAAGGCTCTGACGCATTGTTTGAAGTTGACGGGTCTGGGCGGTCTCCTGGTCTTTCAGTCGTTGGAGAGCAGCGCGTGCACGGTCAAAGTCCCGCTGCATGGCGCGGGTTGGATTTTGCGTTTGGGACAGTGCGCGCCCCAGTTCCTGAGTGCGCTGTTGAGCCGCTTGCAGTTCGGTTCGGGTCGAACTCAGCCCCTGCTTTAGTTCTCGGAAACCGTTGATTTGTTTTTGCGACTCGTTGAGACCTTTCAGCCGGTCCCTGGCTGCCTTTAGCGCTTGCGCAGCTACGGTGGATTGCCGCTGAATGCTGCGCAGTGGAGCCGTGACGCGGTCGATAGCGTTCAGAATCAGCTGTAGCCGCAGATCATTTGCCATCGGTGGAACTCCGCACCCTGGCACGCTCGCGCCAGCCCATCAGTTCTTGTAGGCCCAATTGATCCATGTCAGCCGGCGCCCAGTGAAAAACCACGGCCAAGTCGGCCATAGCGTCCTCTACGCAACGAGGGATGCGTCCGTCTTCATCGATTTCTGTAGCAAAAAACCAGACACCTTGGTGCTGAGCGCAAACAGGTCGGCCGGGTCCATGGTGCTGATTTCAACGGCGGTGAGAGTCGGCGTGCTGATACGCGGTAACACCTTGATCAAGCTGTTGACGTCCATTTGCAGCAGCTCTGCCAAGCTAATACCGCGTAGCTCGCCCGAGTTGGGTTTGCGCAGGGTGATGCTGTCGATTGTGGTGGTGCCACGACGGATCGGCGTGTCGAGGGAGACGGTGTTGTCGTCGACGAGTGATTGAACTTCAGGTTGTTCGATATCTACGGTTTTCATGGGTAAAGCTCCTGGTGATGAAGTTTGCGGTTAGTGATCGAGGGCGGGCATCAAAGGCCAATGGCCTGGCGCTGTTTCTCCAGCATGTCGACGCCACCGACTTTCTCTATGAAGTTGAGCAGGTCGATTTCGATGATTTCTTCGTTGTCGACAGTCAGCTTGTAATAGGTGCAGGTGGTGGTCATCGAATGCTCGGTGTCTTCGCCAGGCTGGGCGTCACCCATTTCGATGGTCTCGTGACGGCCGCGCACGACAATCTCCACAGCGCTGACTTCTTCCGTGTCGTCCTGCTGGAACGCTCCCGAAAAGCGCAAAGCGACGCCCGAGGCATTGACTGCGCCGAACTGTTTCAGGGAGATCAGATCGAGACCGCCAGTCTTCCATTCGAGTTGGATGCCGTCGTCGGAGAAGCCCAGATCCGCTTTGACCGGACCGTTCATACCGCCGCCGCGATAGGCTTCCATCTTGCGGCCGAGGGCAGGCAAGGTGACGCTCTTGGCGACACCGGTATAGCTGTTGCCGTCGTTGAACAGGTTCATGTTTTTAAGTTTGCGAGGCAGGGCCATGGCAGTGTTCTCCGGGATTCGGGTTCAGGGTGAACTCCCCTCGCGGGGAGGCCCGGTTTAGCTGTTGATGCCTTTGGCGAAGTCGATCAGGTAGCGATCGGTGATTCGCTGGCGGAAGGTGAGGTCTTCCAGGGGCGGCACGGGCGTGTAGTCGTAATCCACCCAGAGCTTGCCGGCCTTGAGGGTGTCTTTGTCGTTGACGTCTTCCGGGTACCAGCAGCTGCCGCCGATCAGGTAGCCCTGCGATTTCAGCTCTCGCATCTTGGCGTTCACCCCTTCGACCAGGTCGCGCACGAGCGAGGCATGCATGGGACGGTCAACTGCCCACATATGCGCCTCGGCCATGGTGTCAGCGAGGATTTGTGCGGTGCGGGTGTAGTTCTCGAAAGCAAACTGCGGATCGTCGCTACAGGTGCGGCTACCCCAGAAGCGAAAGCCGTTGGCGTTGATCAGGGTGGTGACGTCGTTGCTGTTGAGGTAATTGGCGTCGGTGGCCGGATTTTGCAGGTCCCAGAACACGTCGGCGCTGATACCAGTGACGCCGCTGACGGCGACGTTGGAGAGGGTTTTGTGCCAACCCGTTTCCTGATCGATCTTCGCTCGCAGGCCGAGAGCCCGGGCTACAGCCGAAGCGCTGGCGGTCTTGTTGGCGACGGTGTCCCAACTGAGGAAGTCCGGCCAGATCACCATCATTTCACGGGAGCCGAAGTTTTCGCGGTAGGCGACCACCTCTTCCTTGGTTTTGCAGTTCCAAGCGCTGACGTAGGCGAATGCGCGCAAGTCTTTGGCGATGGCGCCGAGGGCGGTGGCCACCGGCAAACTGTCCAGGCCTGGCACGCCAAGAATACGCGGCGTCATGCCCAGGCGGGCCTTCGCGGCGAGCAGCGCTTTCATGCCGGTGTACTTGCCATCGGCAGTGGTTGTTCCAATAAGCGCGGTGGTAGTTGCCGCGTTGTCGGCGCCTTCCTTGACCCGCACCACGATGACATAGGGCTTTGTCTGGTCGGCGATGCCTTGCAGGCTCGCAGCCAGGGTGCCCTTCACGCCGGCCTTGCCGACAGCCGTTTGCACGTTGGTGATCAGGACGGGAGTGTCCAAGGGGAAAACAGTGGCGTCCGCATCTTCAGCCGTGCAAACCATGCCGATAACTGCGGTGGGGATAGTGCGAATGGGGCGGGTGCCGTCGTTGAGTTCGATGACCCGCACGCCGTGGAGATAATCGGCCATGGGTTGTGCCTGCGCTGTGATGGAATGACAGTGCAGAGGTTGCCGCGCGCGCGCCG